CCTCCACCCCCGCTTCCTCCCCCGGGTGTTCCTGTCCCCCCAGATGATCCTTTGCCGCCGCCGGAGCCGCCAGACGGATCGCCTAGAAGGTGAAGCTCATCGAAGGACGCGAGCTCGCCGCGTGCCTTTTTAGCAGAAGACGCAAGTCCGTCGTAAGCTTTTCCTTGATCCTGTACCGCCTCGGTCTGCTCATTCGTGCCTTTAGTGCGCTCGTCGTAATCCCAGCCACGGAGCCAATATGTAAAGCGAGCAAGTTCCTCCGTTACCGTGGCGAGCGAGGATGCAAGCTTGGATAATGCCGGCAAGATAGCGTCCCAAATCGGCAAGAACGCTTGTGAAAGGTTAAGCTTTATATCCTTTAGCTGCTCCGTCAAAAGCGTCTGCTTGGTCATGACGTTTTGTTGCAACTCATTGCCATACCGGGCGTACGATTGTTCCAGAATTGCCGCGAGACGTATTTGCTGCTGAACCCGGAAATCGAGCTGATCCCAGTGTTTTCCATTTGCGAACTTTTTGAACGCGTTCGTACTCTCAATCATCGAGACGTTGACAAAAATACCGAGATCCTCAATAGCTTCGGTGTTTCCAAGCAAACCGGAACGCATACGTTCGGTCGTGTCTTCTATAGTTCGACCGGTTGCCGATGCAACGACCCGCGTCGCCTGAACCATTTCTTTCGTATTTTTCGTCAAATCCGAATTATTGTTGATAAAAGACGAAAGGAGCGTCCCATAGGTCGCCCCCATTTCTGCCGCGGTCGATTTCGCTAATCCCATGCTTCGGGCCCACGTCATAAACTCTCGGCTGTTTCCCTTGAGCTGCATGTTTAGGCGTCCGAGATCGGCTTCAAACTTTACAGCCGTTTGGGATGCTTTGGCCACGGCGCCAACAAATAGCCCTAGACCGACGGTGACAACTCCGATAGCAATGCCCACAGGCCCAAGTGCAGTCGTCAGTCCCCCGGCAGCCGACCCGAGTCCTCTTAAGCTCGATGTAGCGACTCCGATCGCCGGACGGAGTGCCGATAAGCTCGACACAACGCCGCCAATCCCTTTTGCTCCTCTGATCTCTGAGAGGGAGGCGGTAACAGACGATCCCACAGACTTAAGGTTGTTCCGGAGACTGCCGAGCCCTTTGTTGCCGCCAATGGCATCCATAGATCGCTGTGTGTCTCGTTTGAAACGGGATAATTCCCTAGTCGCACCGTCCATGCCTTTTTTGGCGGACGAATAATCGGCGCCAATACGAATCATTAAGTTGCGGACAACTGCCATTGTTTACTCCTCCCTCCCCTCTAATCGGGCTTGTGTTCTCATTGCAAAGGCCAACATCTGCTCCGGCGTTTTAGCTAATTGTTGCTCTTTCGGTCGTTGTTGCTCCAATACTTGCTTAAGAGATGGCATCTTTTGAGCGCGTTGCCACGCCGCGGTCAAATATGCATATGTCAAGCTGTCTTCTCTCTCAGATCGCTTCTTGTCGTTGTACGAGTCAATGATCATGCGTAATTCTCGGGGTGTCAGATCGTTATATTCCGCGACCGACACCCCTACCCGCAGGGCTACGCGGAGGCTTTCGTCCCAGTCGAATGACTTTCTTTCTCCGACTCCCCCGCTGCTTGGTTTCCCTCCGGAGGCGCACCAAACGTAGCCGCAAACGCATCGCGAATCTTTTCAATGACATGCGCGTACGTCGGTGCAAGGTCAATCAAGTCTTCCATCTGCTCCATCGTAAGCGATTCGTTGTTTTCTCTGGCGTCTTTTAAGAGCCCACAATAAACAAATTTCTCGACGAGTTCCAAGTCGTCAAAACCAGCGGTTTCGAGTTCCTCTAAAGACTTCCCGGTCAAGGCAACCAATTGCTTTAGAGATTTATGCCCGTAACGCAGTTCGCGTTTTCTGTCCAGATCGATATAAACGACGTCGTTATTCATGGTTGATCGCTCCTACATTAAGGTTTAATGACAATGACTTCGTACGTTACGGAGGCTTTTCCCGTCTCCTGCGCGACAATGGTCAGCATTTTACTGCCGGTCGCCACCGGAATTGCATTGGATGCCTGCCCGCTCGTTAGGTCCTGCGAATAAACACCATCGATATACAGCCGAATTGTTTGGCCGGCGCCAGTGGCTGTGAGCGTAACACTCGAAGCTGTAACTCCGTTAAATGCATAGTTTTGTATGTTTGTCGAAAACGCCGGGGACAACGTGCCGCCAGTGCCGGCTAAAGAAAGTCCGGTCAATCCCGTTCCTGCGGCAAGGTTTAAATACGGCTGACCGCTAACACGAATCGTCGCCTCAATGCCGATTGCTTCTTCTAGATCGGTATTAACGGTATACGTTTTAACGAAACCGGGGAACGACCACGACGCCCCACCCGTTTTAGACGGGTATAGAATTTCAAATTGCTGGGTTTCGCCAGATTCAAGCGCTTCGTATAAAGCTGCCTGACCTTCATCTGTCGGAACAAAGAATCCCGAGATATTCAGTTCGCCTGCGTCTTTAAAGCCAGGAATGAACTCCCGATATGCGCCGGCGCTGTCCAATGTGGTAACGTCGATTTCTTCGGTATCTACCGAAGGAGATCCGATTGAAGTCAAATCACCGATGATTTTCGTTCCGATGCGAATCTGAGTGCCAATGGACCTTGTTGCTCGTTTGGACATAATAAATCAACCCCCTTGATCAAAATAAACATCAAATTCGACTACACAGCGATATAGCGCCGGTTGGTCTTCGTAAACCTCAACCGGTTGTTGATAGGTCAGTTCCTCGATGAATGGGCCATCCGTGCCAATCTGACGACCTTCGAATCCAATAAGTAAGGCGACCACCTGTTTCGTGATCGCCTTCATGTCCGCGTATCGCTTTGCAATAATGTTCAGTTCCGCTCGGACTTCTCCGCTTTCAAGGTATCCGCCAATCGTCTTTTCCCTTAACGGCTCGCTACTTCCATAAACCAGATAAGGCACTCCATTCCCGGCCGTCGCTTCCAACGCTACGAGTGGATAGACGCGATCCTGAAGCGCTGTTATGGTATTCAACTCTTGTGTCAATGCCTCTTCAAAGTTCACGCTATCACCTCTTATTCAGCGCCTTATCGATTTCTTTTCCGGTAACTTCGAGTATCTTCTCTTCGACCACATGCACGTTATCATCGGCAGCACGGCGCATGTAACGATATCCTGGGATGTAACGTCCGTCTACGGTTAAAAAACCGTATTCCTGTGATGCCGGGTAGTATGACCGTTTACCATCTTTGGAGGTTTTGACAAACTCGTTATTCATGCCTGGATCAGGCAAAACGTCATAAACAGTCTTACCTTTGACCTTTGATCGCTCGCGTTTTAGGACGATTCCTCTTTTTAGTTTCCCAGTATCTTCAGGAGCGTTTGCTTTTGCAGCCTTTTGTACGATCGTTGCGCCGGCGCGTGCCGATTTGGTTGCCACTGTTTGGGGGACTTTGCCGAGTCGTTCAAAGGCTCTTTCCAGTTCACCCAGACCGCTTATTCGTGATTTTTTCGCCATCGCCTACGCCTCCATCGGATAGCGGCTACAGACGAGCTCGATGATCTCTCCGTTCCGGCTGAACGTGCGAATGATATGGTAGTCCGTTTCGCCGTACCGGGCTTTCTTCTCGTCCTGATACTCCTGATCCCGTACTTCAAAGACGATTTCAGGCTTCAGGCCCGCGGCGACCGCTTGGTAGAACTCCGATTGACGTACCGACTTCTTGTTAGCGAACACTTCCCGCGGGTCACCATCTACTTCGACAACTTCGCCATAACTATTTCGGCCTTCAGTCACCGGAATGAGGAAGATTGTGTCGCGCCAAATCATGGGGCATCACCTACCGTGTACTCCTGCGACAGCGTCAGGTGAGCCTTAAGCATGTCGTAAGCGTTCCGCAGCCGATCGGCGTCGGGATTGTCGTAACCGAAGTTCGCCTTTGCAAATGTCGTTATCCCCCGCTTGATCAAAGCATCCGGCGTTTCGGCATCTGCCTTAGCAGCCAGAACTCCGGATAGTTTAAGATCGGCACGGGCTTCGGCGATAAGATCCAAAACTTCACCATTGAAGGCGGTGTTCGAAATCGATATTCGCAAAGCCAACTTGACATCATCCAGAAGCGCCATCGTCTTTCACCTTCCTTGTTCGCTTCGGGCCTGGGAGAGGCTTAATCTCCTCCCCCAGGTATCCGTTTTGCTGTAGGAAGGTGACCCGCTCGGCGCCGTCGTGCTCGTACTCGTCGCCGGGATAGTACCGGACCTGCCGGAACTTGTCCTTAAATTCGCGAATCACCGAATACTTCATCACGTATCACCCGGCGATTATACGCCGTCGTCCTTCTTCACACGCAAGAATCCATTTTTCGCCGTGACGTTGCCGCCGATGAAAATCGAACCCTTGTGCGCGATCATGCCCTGTTTGAACTTGTAATCCGTCGAACGCTGAACGTCCAAGTCCGAGAAGATCGCGATCGTGTAGTTGGACAGCGGGCCGTATGCCATGACGTAAGCGCCCGCAACGGTCGCTACGTCCGAGATTGCTTTGCACGCGCTGTTGATGATATATGGAACGCCATCGATAGTCCCGGTATTCCCGTTGTTGACGACGTTGTAAGTCTTCTTGCCGTCGGAATTTCTCAGCGTAGCGAAGGCCTTCAAGTCTTTCTTGTTCAGGATCAGGACGGCCACATCCTCGACGTCCTCATCTCCGCCGTAACTGTAGATGATGTTGTCGAGCGTTTTGTCATCGATCCCGGTGATTTCAAGGTCCGTCGCGGCATCGATCGCAGTTGCAGCGGTCGAGAAGATACCCGCCAGATGGTTCGTTGCACCATCTCCGATCAGGATTTCACGCGTGATCTTCTTGCGAGTGGCGACCGTGATGCCGTTCATAACGACAGAGTCGTAATCTGCTGCCGGCAGCTTCTGCACTTCTTCGGAATCCTCTGCATAGGCCGTAATCTTCGTTTTCTTGATGTTTGCCTTGTTGAAAGTCGGTTCGGCGTCTGCGTAATCGGCGCCCTCCGTGGTATAGTCGCCGGTGCCGTAGCCCTCCAGATACGGTTGATCGAAGGACTCCCCTCCTGGGAGCGGCATCGCCTTAACCCGATCGATCAGGCTGGAGACTTCATTGAACGTCGGGTTGATCGTAGGGCTATCGTGCTTCGGCAGGACGACGTTAGAACTGCCGACCGTGACGGAACGGTTCTCCTTCAATGCCCTACCGCGTTCCTCGCGTACCTTCCGCGCTTCCTTCTGCGGATCTTCCTTCAGCGGATTTTCAGCGCCCGGCAGTTGGCGTTGCTCCGGTTCGTTCTCGGCAGCTTGGATGCCTTTAGCCAGCGATTGCCGTTTCTCGATTTGTTGCTTCTCGGTGTCGAGGTCGCGCAGTTCTTTCTCCAGCGCTTCCAGATCGACTTGTTCGGTACCTTCCAGCAGTTTGCGGATTTCCATCTTACGGGCTTCGATTTGTTGAATACGTGTCATTGATAGGTCAGCTCCTTATAGGTAGGTTTTCAAAAGCAACTTCCGCCGCCATTCGGCACTCTCCAGCGCCTTGCGCTCCTTCTCGGCCTCCGCCTCGAAGAAACTCCTCGCGGAAATGGAAGTGGTATCGTAAGCCGGGGTATCCACCGCGGCGACGTCCCAAAGTTTCTTTATCTTCTTGATGGATCTGGTCCTGGTGTCGCGATTGTAGTCGTCTTCCTCCACCGTGAAGGCGAAGGACATCTTATCGATGTCGCCGCGTCGAACCAGTTCGAAAAGATCCCGGCCAGCGGTCGTGTTCGCCAGCCGGGCTTGAATGAAAAGACCCTGATCATCTCGAGTGAGAGTCAGGGTCTTGCTCCGCGTCCGCGCCATGATCATGACGTGGTCGCTATGGTTGTACTTCATCGGAACATCGGAGATATCCGCGGTATCGAGCGCACCGCGTTCAATGACTTCGAAGTATTGGACACCGTCCAATTCATAGAGCATGGTTCGCTCGTTGAACCGGACTGCGTAACCTTCGACGATCATCTCCTCGGGAGGAGAGTTATCCGCTGCCCGAATCTCCATTGTCAGCCTGCGTTCCTTTTCCATTCCCATCACCCCCACCAGGATTTACTTCCGCGGTATCCAGGCGCCGTATTGGATTATCTCCGCCTTCGATTGGCGCCATGTTCAGCGCCGCGCGCCACTCGTTCGGCGTCATGGCCCCGCGGTCAACCATCTGCATAAGATTCAGTTTCGTCGTCATGCTGGCGTATTGCAGCCGATTCGATTCGTAAATGATTTCATGCCCAAGAGCACGCTCTCGGTCAGTGAACAGTTTGGCTGTCAGTTCCAACGATAGTTGAATGGCGATCGGCTCGATTACCGATTCATAAAAGGCGTTCCATTCGTCCTCGGTATACGAGGATTTGATTATCTTCTCATTGACTCCGAAGTAGCTGTAAACCTTGTCCTTGATCTGCCCCATCTGCTTGTCGTCAACCATCTTCGGGTCGTTGTTCAGAGGAACGTAATCTGCCTTGGAGTCTGTCGCTGCGACGCCTCCGTTGTTGGCGATGTCCAGATAATCGTTCACGAAGATATCGCGTTGCTTTTTCATGTCTTCCGGCTTGAGCATTGCTGTAAACTTGAGTATGCCGCGGAGAAATGCCGACGTTTTGACAGCATTGGATATCCCTTGATCTGTTGTGCTGATCAAGTCGAGTGTCGGCGTCAGAGCCTTGTCCGATGTCTCCCCAAACAGGTCATTCCGATAGAAGAACCGCCGCAAATGTGCGATCTGGTCATAGGGCAGCGTGACCATCTGCCCCCCGAAGAATCGGAAACGAACTCGCGGCGACGACTCTCCCCGCGGCGGTTCGAGAAACTCCACGACGGACGCGGGGATGGGGTAAAACCCTTTGACCACGGTCCCCGTCTCGTCCCAGTCGATGAAAATGAACGCGTTATTCTGCATGTACAGCAACGTAATAAGCTTGTACATGAAGTCATAGGCGCTCATATATGGGTTTGGGCGTGTCGCAAGAAGGTTTTCGACGTTCGATTTCGCCTCCTGCAACCCACCCGGACGATTACGGATGTGCTTCGCCTTCAGTTTGGCGCCATTCCGGGCAATTGCGTCGACGGCTGCCCTCACGACGTCGCTATCATAGGCTTCGCCGGAGAAAGGGCTGAACGTCGGATTGAAACCGTTGAGCATCCGAAGAAGCGTCTGCTGCTGGGTGTTCTGTTGGCGATTCCCGAAGATCATCTGGAACATGGATCTTTTCTGCAATCTATCACCCCCTTCAGATCAGCGCTTGGTAGTCTTCCATATGGTTGAACAGGATTGTATAGGCGATAAGCAAAGAGACCGCGCCATCAATGCGCCGTCTCTGGTTTCTGCCCTTGATGGGCCGGATATTGTCGTTCTTGTCGCGTTCTTCGACCGTGTTCGTTAAACACCACTTGAGGATCGGGTTGTTGTTGTAATTGATCAACTTCGCCGCAAGGTCAGCGCCCATTTCCTTCATTGGCTGGCTGAGCGTCTGCGGACCTTGACGGACAACCTCCATCTGGTACCCATGATTGATCATCTCGTCGACCCAATATTTCGAATTCCAAGGGTCGTATCCGG